ATAGTCTGATGTCTCCAATTTATATTATTCATAATCTCATTTAAAGTATCTATTATAGTTTTTAGATACTCTATTTTATCAACAGACTGCTGAATTTCTGGATCAGAATCGTAGTAGTAATCCATTTCACCTTTTAGTATTTTAAGTCCATCAAAAGGGTCCGGCTTCCACCCCTTATCAACTATTTGATCCTGATCCATCTTTCCATTATAATAAAGCCATTTGTCTTTAAGTAATATTTTCTGTTGTTGCTCAGCTTTCTTTAACCTCAATTTCATAGTAGAAAGAAGTTCTAAATATTTTGCGTGTAGCATCGGGGTTTGTCTAGATGATTCGTCTAAACTAGTTTGTGCAATAGCACAGTCACTCGACCACATGTCGAGAATCACTTTCAAATCCATAATATATCCTAGTTTTTATTCAATGTCAAAGTATGTAAATCTAAATGAAATTGGGAATGTAATATATTGAACATCGCCAGTAGAAGCTTCAAAATTTACATCTCCTAATAATGTTGGGAAGGCACTTCTATATATAATTTTCTTTGCAACGTTATTATGACTTGTTAATATAGAGAGAGTTATATCTGCTTCAGAAGGTCCCTTTGAACTGTTTGCTGCTTCTGATGCTTTAACGTCTGGCGCCTCAACAAAAGACTTTAACCAGTTATACATTTCTGTATATGCTGATAAATTTTCATCCATGATAATCATTGCTGTCATCTCACCGAAATTTAATTTATCTCCTGTAAGTGGAACACCGCCAATTCTTTTATATGGTACTTCTATTTGAGTTACTGACATATCTGGATGCATAATAGATTGTGCAAAGTATTCTACGTTTGGAAAGTACTTACGATTAATGCCTATCTTAAACCCAGTAGGTTGTAGATAGTTTGCATTAGATGTAATAGTAGATTCTAAAATCCCAGCAGATGTGGTTGTTGTCGATATAGCCATATAATCTTCCTTTATATGTCACTATTTATAATAAAAAAAAGGGTCGCCGAAGCGACCCTTGTGGAGGTATTTCCGTTGGCTTATGCCATGATATTGTCTACACGGAAAATTCTGTAGTATTGGTTTGATTTCGCAGCTGCCAAACCGTTTGCAGGTGTTGCACCTACGAATGGGTTTGATGCCATGCCGTATCGAGTTTTAAAACCGATTTTTGGCTGGAAGTTTTCTTCCCCTACCGCACGAACCATAGTTAATGGTACGTATGGACAATAGAAGATACCTGCGTCATATGGGTTTGTACCCTTATAACCAACAGTTACGTAATCTACAGTTGCATATGGGTCAATATAGACTCGTGTACGACCGTTAAGAACACCAGCAAAAGTGTTTCCTGTGTCGTCTACGTTCAAGTTGACTGATAGTGCAGGAGTGTAATCCAACATGCCTGAAGCTGTAAGAGCTGAAGCAACGTCTGAAGAACAGATAATAAAGTTACCTTTACCTCTACGTGTTTCTTTTGCAATTACGTTGGCTTCACGTTCGATTTGAACGATTAGGCCTTTGAATTTTTCAACTGACCAACGACCATCAGCATCTGATGACATGTCAAAGATACCGTTTACAGCTGTTGACGCTTGTAGCGCACCAGTTTTCGCTTGTGAGTTGATTGTTCGGATGACTTCACGGTTGATTTCAGCCAAGATTTCAGTTGATAGAATGTTGGCTAACTATGTCTCAGCGTCAAGACCATGAATTGCTTTCAAGTCTTGTGCTAGTTCTAGAGTATATTCCGCTTTCAACGCACGTGACTTTGCAGTCACAGTTGCTTTTTCAATGGTGAAACCCATTTGCTCGAAAGCATTTGAGGCTGAGTCACCAAGAGCTTCAGCAGAGTCTGTAGTCATACCCATGTTCTTCAGATCTGTTACACGATCGGAATCGATTGTAAGAGCAGCAGCACCGCCACCAGTATTTGTTACGTTTAGACCTGAGCCATCTGTACCTGGGGCTGCAGATGTTTTTGTACCTGAGTGACGTGTAGGAGCTTCGTTAAAGAGAGCTTCTGTTTGGTTAGTTGCACCACCGTCAAAGCGTGATTTCATCGCAAAGATGAGACCAGTTGGACCTGACATTGGCTGAACACCAGCAACATCATACGCCATTAGGTTTGGCATCGCACGTCGTACGAGTGAGATTAATACAGGATCCCATGTTCCGATGGAACCTGTGTTAGCACCGGCTGGTGCAGCTTCTGTTAAGAAGTTATTCTGAGAACGTTCTTCACGAAGAGCGACCTCTTGGTTTTCTAGAATCGCAGCTGTTACACTACGTCTATGAGCATCTTTAATAGTACCGGCAGATTCTTCATTAAGTACTGGTGCCCACTTTTCGACTAATTTGTCATAAGATTGCATTTGTTTGGACTCCCAAATTTATGTTTGCGCCGACTTGCGGATCGCGGTGAGGTATTGCGCCATTGGGCCAGTTGCTTCAACGATGTTTCCATCGTCATCTTCAACTCCGTCTTCAATTACAGACTCAACAGCTTCTTTTTTGAAATATGACTCTTTTACAGTTTTAACTTTTTGAGAAAAGGTTTCTGTATCTTCAAAAGTAATATCTTCTACAAGCTTCGCAAGTTTTTCAACTTGTGTTTCAGCAAGATCTTTTGAAGCTTCACGAATTACTTCGTGTCGTTTCATTGTTTCTAGCTCTTCAGAAGCCTGAATTGCTTTTGCCATAGAATTGTTCAGAGCTTCTTCAAGATCTGTTACTTCTAGGGAAAGTTCGTCAACTAGGTCAACTTTAGATTCTGGAACTTCAATGTAAGATTCTGTAAACAGGTCTTTCAATGAATTCATAAACTTCTCAGAAATCTCGGTACGCAGACCGGTTTCTACTGCAAGTTTATTTTCTTCCATCCAATTCTCAACAACATAGTTGAGGTAGCTGTCAACTTTCTCGACCATATCTGCTTTAGTAGCTGATACTTCTTCTTCGAGTTCAGTTGCATAGTTTTCTTCTAAACGATCGATCTCTTCAGATAGTTTAGATTTAATAGCTGCTTCAAAAATTACGGCTGTTTTAGCTTTAAACTCTTCAGAAAGAGTAGCTTCAGACTCGATTAATGCGTCTAGATCTTCAGAAAAGTCAGCCTGATATTCAACGAGTGGTTGATCATCAGCATTTAGCTCTTCTAACACAGTTTCGCCCATAAGTTTAGCATACATGCCAGCAAGCTCTTCTTTCTTCATTTTGCTTGCTTTCATGTACATTGCATTAATCATACCAGCTTTGGTTCCTGGCAACTTTTGCATAGGATCTTTCGGACCGCCTTTGCCACCTGGCTCTTTAGCAGTCTTTCCTTTTCCTTCAGCACCCTTTACAGAAGCAACTGATTGCGCCTCTGCATTTTTGGGATCGTGAGCTTCTTCGATTTCATTCTCGTCGAGCTCAACATCCTGATCTTGGATTTGGTCAGTCATGTCTTGACTCCTATATTATAGTTTAGTTTTCAGTAACGAGAGGAAATTCTTAAACTCACGAGTCTGAGTCTCATAGAGATCAGCACGTGGAGCTGTTTTAATTTCAGTCTCCATTTTTTCAATTTCTTGAGCTTCAATGATGCCATTATTCCAGATCCAGTCAACGCCTTCCATAATTCCATTAACAAAAGCTCCGGGAGCTGATGGATCTTGTACGATGTCAATCGTATTAAGCATAAAGTCATCTTTGACATACATGGCATCGCCACGTCTCTCAAGGCTACCCATACCACGAGTTGAGACACCTAGTTGCACACCACCTTCAAGTAAGCCTTTAACGACTTCACCCATTGGAGTGCCCAATATAGTTGCCTTACCCACCACATCCTTACCCTCAACTTTGAGGTCAGTTATGAGATGGGAAACTTTGTCCAAGTTGACAGTAGGACCTTCGGGATGGTTTAATTCACCCACGGCCCGTTTAGTTGCAACTTGTTCTTTGGCGTATTTCTTTACTGCAGCTTCCATAATTGGCTGCGGATATATACGTCCATTTCTATTCTTTTGTTCAGCTTGCGCGAATACGCCTTCGATAGTATAACTCTTACTACCGTCCTCCTTGGCTTCCACCAAGCATTGTATATTCTGTTCAGTGTATTCAGCAATAAGCTTCATTGATCTACTTCCCTAACGAATTGCATAATCATTTTCATTGCATGCTTTTTCGTGTCATAAGTGTCTAATTTCTCACCGTCTACATATGCTTCAAACTTATCATACTTCTGTATAATCTCTAGTCTGAAACCCATATATTTTCTTTGATATACTGTCCGCTCTTTTGTTACGGCTTCTCTAAGATTCTTCAGGGTCTTCATCGGATTCGTCTGTATCAGGCTCGTCGTCAACATCGTGTTCATCCTCTTCAGACTCATCTTCTAATTCTATGTCATCGTCTAAATCTAGTTCTAGTTGTTCTTCATCTTCTTCGGATTCTAATCCATTATATATTTGTCCAGACACTTTGATTCTTTCTTGTTCCAAAGTATCAGAAAGCTTTTGATTCATAATATCTACAAATGTAGTATTAGCTCCAGCATAATCTTTATCAGCTGCTTGCTGTATCAATTGCTCAATGTTTTCCATAATAACTCCGTTTCCTATTATTTATAATAAAATTATTCTTCATCTTGATTTTGTTGCGCATTATCCTGATCTGCCTGATTCGGCTGTTCTTCAGCATCTTGCTCAGCGTTTTGTTTAATGTCATCGTCGTTAAACATTAACACATTTTTCATAACCCATTCTTTTGAGAAGTAATCACCTACGTATTGACTTACTTGATCAAGCGTTTGCAGTCTTTCTCTTAATAGTTCGGCATCTTTTAATTCTGTAAAATGATTATCTCTTGTATAATCAATAACTAAATCGTTCTTCCATTCATTCCAATCTTCGTCAGTGATTAAACCTTTCATCACAAGTTGTTTCTTTAGAATTTCTAAGAACAACATTGAGAAACGTTTACGAAGTCTGTCAATAAACTTCTGAAATTTTAATTCATCTCTACTTATCTCAGTAGATCGACCTAGACTAAACTGTGCTTCCTGTTCTAAGCGATTAATCGGTACATTAAGAGACCGATAAAGACGCTTTTGGAAATAGACGATATCGTCAATCTGTCCGAGATTTTCTCCTCCTGGTAAAGTAGAGATCTCAGTGCCTCTTCCACCTTCACGTCTTGGTAGCCAGAAATCTTCGAGCATTGACATATGTTTGCGATCATCTCTTATTTGTCCTGTGTCTGCATCATATACAAGTTTATTACGGTAACGAGCCATAATATCTTTCATATATTGTTCAGACTTACCTCGTGGTAAGTTACCTACGTCAATATAGAATATTCGTCTCTCAGGCGCCCGTGCAAGCCTGTAGATAACCAGTGAGTCTTCCATCATTCGAAGCTGGTTAATTGGCTTCAGAGCTTTATGTAAATGTGATACAACTTTCTTTCTATCAGCTGATAAAAGTCCAGAAGTCACATAACTTACCGAATCATGAGATAGTTTTACGCCTGATGTCTGTTGCCCAGGTTTCTCTTGATAAATGTAATATTCATCAACTGATTCAACTAAGTTAGCTCCAGTGACTGGATCTTTCTTTTTCTTTACTTGTTTTACTTTACGAATCTTTGCAGAGTCAATAGGTCTAATCTCCTGAATGCCTGCTTTAATATTAGATTCATTTACAACAAGGTGATGATATAAACGGCCATCAATATACCAACGTTTAAACATGTCGTGGCCATTATTTGTAAAGTCCAACATCGATAAGACGTTGTCAAACTCTTCTGTAATTCCTTTTTTAATCTGATCTGACACTTCAACCTTATCAAGAGTGATTGAGACTGGTGCTTCATCTTCTGAAGCTGAAACAGATTCGTTAATAATATCTTCTATTGCGGCATCAACTTCCGGATGTGTTGCAACGCCACGGTATTTCATTATCATTTGATGATTATCTTTAGAATCATCTCCATCAATATTAATATACTGACCATAATGAGAACCAGAAGCAGTAACGTATCCAGCACCATCGTCGTCTTGACGAGGTACAATAGATTGTAACTTCTTATCTTCTTCTTTTTTATTTGCTCTTCGAATTTCGAAGCCAAATATTTTTAATGCATTATTGTCGGCCATACTTCATCCTAAATTAAATAAGGAGGCCAGAGAACCTGGCCTCCTGAACAACTTAGCTAGTTGTGTTTGATGTCCAGTA